GATTAATGATGTTGTTAAGAAAATTGAAGACAGAATAGATAATGACCCAACAATAAAAAAGAATGAAATACTTGTTGGTGATGCAATTGCTAATGTATTAAAGAATTGGCAAGTCTTATTTATGGAAGATAGTCCAGAAGGTAGATATGAAAAACGTGTAACAAATAAATTCGCAAAAAATAAAATTCTTTTATATTTAAAAGAACAAACAGGATTAAGTACAAAAGAAATTAGAATTGGAATTAAACCATTTAAAGAAATTTATTTTATTGAAAAATTAGATTATTTGGAAGATTAAAATAATTTTAAAACCTGTATTTATATGTACTAAAACTATAAATAATAGAAAAACTAAAAAAAATATGCCGTGCCACGCCCTAAAAGAAAACAATTAAAATTTGATGAAGAAAGTGTTAATAAACTTCTTCAAGAAATATATGACGAATCTCATAATCAGAAAGCTAAAATAACCAGATTATTTACTAAATGGGAGACTAAGGTAAAAGAAAGTGGTGAAGTTGCTGCAATTGGAGACCAAATTGTTAAACTTATTGCTGCCGAAGCTAAAAATCAAGACCAAAAAATAGTATTACTTCGTTATTTAAAGGAAGTTGTGTTTGATAATAAAAGTGGTGGAAGTAGTAATGCTTCAACTACCAATCAAAGTCATGGTGATGTTGATGATTCTGGAAATGTTAGTACTGATAGAAGAAATGAATTATTAAATTTCGTTAAAGAAGAAGTTGAGAAAAAATTAAAAAATTAAATAATGGGTTTAGCTGACGACAAAAGAAGTGTTTTTACGACAATTGGTTCGTATAACTCCTTAATGCAAGAAGGTAATGCACCAAAACAAACTGATTCGTATTCATCAATCAATAATAAAAATGAGCCGATTCCGTTTATACTTGATGTATTGAAAACCATTGCAGGTACTGAAGCAATTAAGTTAGCGATTGGTGGTATGTTTACTGGTTTAGTTGCTAAACTTGAACCCAAATTAAAAACTGCATTAAAAAAACAATTTATACAATCAAATGCAAGTGAACCACTTCCAGCCGATTTTAAAACTAATGGTGTAACTACTTCAGTAAAATCTGTTGATGCCAATAATAAATTAAAGGTTGACCCAAGTTCGGCTAATGGCAGTTTAATATATGGCGAACCATCAAATAGTTTTGACGGAACGGCATATACTGCAATTCAAAATTCTGGTAATTATGAAACATATAATAACATGTCAATTAGATATGTTGAAAGTAGTGATAGTTTTCAAGTAAAACCAAATCTTGATAGTGGTAGTCCTACTATTGGTGAATATTTTAGTAATTTTATTGATAGTACAGAACTTTTAAATGAAAAGGAAATTACAAGTTCTGTTATGGATAGTATTTACGGAACTCTTGCAAATAGTCAGGGAAAGACCGTTGAACAAATTTATCAAGAATTACAACTTCAAAAAATTATAGAACAAACGCTTAATGGTGATGATTCATTTGAAATTTCACCTGAAGATTATGATAAAATGCTTGCAAAAGCAGGCGAATTAGCAGAAGGTGTTGTTAATTATGATATGGGTTGTGGTTTAATGCCTGCACAATTAAGTTTTGATGATTTCAGCCAACTAATTAATAATATTTCTGGGTCAACAGACCCTTATTATGTTGGAGACCAAATAGAAGCAACTGTTGACCAAAGTAGTAGTTCACCAGAAAGAACAGCAGAAAATAAACAAACAATGAAAGATGGATTCTTTCAAAAAATTATTGAAACATTTACAGTTAAAATTACTGAAGCTGTGACAACTGCACCACAGATAGCAGTATTATTTGCAATGATGAGTACATTGGAAAATCCTAATGGGACATCATCTGATAATCAGCAAGAAAATTTAAAACAATCTAAAACCTGTGTTAAATGTATGTCAAAGGAAATAATGGCATTAGTTGCAGCATTTATATTTGCATTAGCAATTTCGTATTTAATTAAATTATTAAAACCAGTAATAAAAAGAGTCATTAAGGAAAAAATTAATCAGTTTGTTGGACTATTAAAAAGTTTAACAGGTGCAAATAAATTTATATAAATAATTATGATAGTAGACCAAAAATTAAACAAAGCATTTGTTGGTGTTTATCTTATCGATGGTGATAAAGAAGGCACACAACTTGCAACAACTTCAAAACCTAATTGGTTTAGAAGAGTATGTACAAGATTATTCATGGGTTGGAAATGGATTAGTATTAAAGAACTAAAATATGTTAAACCTGTGAAAGAAGTAAAAGCTAATCTTGAAGAAGTAAAACAAGACTAATATGGCAATTAATTTCAATAGTATTGATGCAATTATTGGGGGATTTACAAAAGTATTAAGTCTTTCATCAGTTGGGAGTCCGACTTCTGTGCCAACACCACTTATTTTAGTTGGTGTTCCACTTCGTTCTGGATTATCCCCAACTAAAATTGCATCAAATATTATTGCAAGAAAATCAGAAGCTGGATTACCTGTGGGTGCATTACCTTCAGGTTCAGTTAATCCTGATGAAATAATGGAGAGAATTAGAATTGAAGAAATTGTTAAAGCAATTCAACAAGATATGATTATTAGCGTGGCAATTCCACCCGGTATTACGCTAACGGCAGCAGGGGTTTCGGCTGCTGGACCTGTATCCGTGTTTGGTTCAACAATAACTCTTACTAAAGCATATGGAGTAGCACAATAATGGAAGAACTTGATAAATATACACCAACTGAACTTCAAAAAATTGGTAACGATATTAAAGCACAACATGATGCTTTGAAACTTGAAATTATTGATGATAGTTTTGAAATGGAAGAACTTGAGAAAAGAATAAATGAAAAAGCTACGTTATTAAAAGAACTTGAAAAAAATTACGTTAAAATTATTGAAAAATTAGTTGAATAATGGCATTTGATAAACCAATTATACAAACAAGTAATCCTAATAAAAAGGAACATGCAAATATTGTTAGAAATAGAACTATTTTCTATGGTGAAGTAATTAATATTGGTGACGAAACTGATGGTGGTAGAATTAAAATCAGAATACCTGAACTTGATAATAGAACCGCTAATAATGAATTGCCTTGGTGTTATCCATTATTACCAAAATTCTTTCATATTTATCCTCAAGTTGGTGAAATGGTTAGAGTATTTCTTGAAGACACTAAATTCCCTGAAAGAAGTAGATTTTGGTTAGGAAGTATTATTTCTCAACCACAAAAAATTGGATTTGATTCAAAATTCACTGCACTTTCAACCACAAATCTCGCACTAACTTCTCCTGAAAAAGCACCAACAACATATCCAGATGCTGACGGAGTATTTCCAACTAAGTCAGATATTGCAATTGTTGGTAAAGTAAATACTGATATCATATTAAGAATTAATGAAGTACATATTAGAGCAGGTAAACATGAAAATGATGATATTTTAAAACTCAATACAGAAAATCCTGCATCAATTGCTATGGTTTATGAACCAATTCAAGGCAATACTGATAATTATTATAGTAATACTATTATCCAGAGTGATAAAATTGCAATAATTAGTCATAGTGGAAATCCTAATTTTAAAGCAGCAAGGTTATCAGCAGAAGACAGAAAAAGAATATTTGAAAACGGACACCCTATTGCACGTGCAGATGTTCTTGTTGATGCATTAGAAGTTCTTAGACAAGCAATTCTTGCACACATACATGGATATTCTGGAATTCCTGCGGATAAAAACGACATTATTAACAAGCTCGAAAAACTACAATTTGAATTAATTATGCAAAAAAATATTGTGACAAACTAATTTTTTCATATATTTGCCACAATGAATATTAAAATTCCAGATAGTCTCTTTACATCATTTAATGATGTTACTTATCATGATGAACCACATAAATATTATGTTAGTGGTAAAGAATTGATAAGTGTTACTACAATAATTCATCGATATCAAGAAGAATTTAATGAAGATTATTGGTCAAAAGTCAAAGCCGATGAATATGGTATTACTCAGAAAGAAGTAATACGTGCATGGAAATTTATAAATAAAAAAGGTACGATGAAAGGTTCAGCAATTCATGATTATGCCGAAAATCTATTTTTAAATAAAGTATTTCCATATCCAAAAGAACTAATTCTTAATGAATTTGGTTTCGACCCCGTTTTAGAAGAATATGAAATAACAAAAAAACATGTCCATAAATTTTATGATAAGGTTAAAGGTAGACTAATACCAATAAGAACCGAAATGATTGTTTATGACCCAGAATCATTAATTGGTGGAATGCTTGATATTTTATTTTATAATATTAGAACAGGAGAATTTCAAATCTGGGATTGGAAGACTAATAAAAAATTTGATATGGACAAGAAGTCCAGACACTTTCAAGACGAATTATATATGCTTGAAGACTCGGACTTGGAAATCTATTCTATTCAGTTAGCAATGTATAAATTAATAATTGAAAAAATTACTGGAATTAAACTCGGTAAATCATATGTTGTTTGGTTTAGTCACAATAACGAGAGTTATGAAATTATTGAGTGTAAAGATAGAGAATATTATGCTAAATTAATTATGAATAAAAGAATTGCCGAATTAGCTGCATAATAAATTATACAAAATGGATAATAAAAATACATATAATTTTAATTCACTCGAAGATTTAAAAAAACATAATCTTATTCAAGATTATAAATTTAAATTTGATAAAGAAAATGGAATATTAGATATTTATGTTATACCAATAAAAACTGTAGAACATATTAATGTTAATTTCACAATAACACCAGACGGTGCAAAATTCAAGGAATAATTAAATATGTGTCCAACGTTTTCGATTTACAATATCACTAATTGTTATTTGTGACACATTACATATTTTTCCTAATTCAGTTTGATTACATAATTTAGTTTTATAAATATATCTAATTTCAAGTACAATCTCATCAGTTAATTTAGATGCATTTGACTTTTCACCTTTACGATTTTTTGCTAATTTAGAAAGTTTTTTTCTTTTTTCTTCAGATAATTTATATTGATATTTAGGATGTTCTTCCCCAATTTTACCGTACATCGGATTATTTTCTCCCACCATCCTTTCAGAAGATTTTTGTTTCAACTCATCACTACATTTATGTCCAGTAAAAATTTGTCGAGGGTCATTTATATTATAACCATAATTTCTATTTTTAGAATCATATTTTTGAATTACATTAGTTTCGTTTCCAATTAAATTAATTTTATTACATTCTAATTCGAGAATAAATTTAAAATTCTCTAATCCATATTTATTGTATGAGGCTTGTAGATGTGGGTTGTGGTGCTTATTTTCTTTTAAATACCATTTATGGTCTCTCCATCTCTTTTTAACATCAATAGCACTTCCAACATAAATTTTATTATTGATTTTATTTCTTATAATGTAGATTCCAGTAATCATATTGCAAATATATAAAAAACCACGTATTTAATACGTGGTTTAGATAAATTATTGTAAATATTTGATTCTTAGTTAGATTACAAGTTCAAAATACATCTCCACGGCTGTATCTCAAGCGTAATGTTTGTTAATTCATCATTTGTATAATCATTATCACCAAAGTCAATACTTGTAATCATACATTGTTCCAAAAACCATTTTTCTACTTCAACTCCTGTTGGGTCTAATGATTTAAGTGTAATGTCTTTCTTATAACCTGCTGCATAACCCATACGTCCTGTAAGTGATTCTGCATGTAAACGAACCCATTCCATAAGTTGTTGAGAAGTAGACGGACCGATTGGGTCAAGGAACGTAACTGACATAGTGTCCCAAGTATACCTACCTGCAACATAGTTTTGTTCGTTCATATACATAATCGGAACACTATTTATTTTCATTGAAGGTCTTTTAAACTTTTGAACTTTCCAAACCTGAATTCCTAATGAATCATCGAATACTGCAAAGAATCTATTAACTCTTTTTGGTTCGTACTCATAAGGCATCGTTCTTATCATTGTTTCTTCTGCTGCCATATTATCTAATTGTTTATTTTGTTTCTATTAATTTTTATGTTTAATAATAAATACTCTGGTATTTGAAAACTACACATAATTAAAACAACAAATATTATTTAGGCATGATACCTGTTCTCTGATACATTCTAAGTTCAGCCTTACCTAAACTTTGAATAGTTCTTGGTTTAATTTCTTCTTTAATAATTTCTTCAGGAATCTCATCTTTTGATTCATCTTCAAGAACATTATCTTGCGTTTCGTCTTCAGGAACTTCATCTGGAATGATTTCTTCTTGTTCATCATCAATTATTTTAGTTTCAAATTCACCATAAATTAATGGACTATCAGATACTGATTCAATTCCTTTATCATCACCGATTAGATATTGTGGTTGGTCATCATTTTCTAAATCAGAACCAAACAAAGGACCGTTTTCATTCAATGTATTTTCTTCTTGTTCACTAATTTCTTCAATATGAACTTCTTGTTCAACCATTTCTCTTTCAATTACTGGTTCATTTTCTCCAAAAATTTGACCCAGAACACTTTTTTTATTTTTTTTCATTATTTTAGTTTTAGTTTACTATAATTTTTTATAAATACTTAAAAAAAGAAAACCCGCCAATAAGCGGGTTTTTCTATTAATTAATATTGTGTTATGCACCTGCATCAGCAAAACTTGCGCCTGATGGAGTGATTGTGAATGTAATTCCAATAAATTCAACAGCACGTGTTGGTTTTAAGAAAATTTCACCATACAATTCATTTCTATCTTTACTTTCTGGTGTATTATTACTGTTGTCCATTTTAATTCTGAAATCAGTTAAACCTCTTTCTCTCTTAATACTATCAAGAATTGGATTTGCTTTATTTAAGAACTGGTCAATAGTTGCTTGGTCATTTTGTTCAAATAATAATCTAATTGCGATATTAGCAATAAGAACTTTAATTTGAAGTAATAATCTACGAACATTAATTCTATCCAATGCACTTTCTCTAACTTGAAGTGTTTTTTGTCCGAAAATTGCAGTACCTGCATCAGCGAAATCAGCCATTGGGTTAATTCTACCTGCATAGATAATGTCACGTGCTTCTAATGAAAGTTTGTATTGTGATTTTCTTGCATTAGTAACACCACGGTTAAGACCAGCAGGTGCGAACCAAGGAAATGAAACATTATCAGTAAATGCCATTGCTCTTACTGCTTCACCTGTAGGTGGAATATAAACGTTAACATTATTTTGAGTATCACGCATCTGAATCCAAGGATAATAAGTACAACAATAACTTGAATCGATATCAGTATCATCTAATAATTGAGCAATTTGTGTTGCAGCAAGAACATCTGCCTTACCACCATCTCCAACAGTTGATACAAAATCAATTGTTGCTTGTGGAGCATCGATTACATATAACGTATCGGTTCTTTGATTTTCAATCATATCGATTGTGTTCTGAACTAATACTGTTTGGTCTGCCCAATTGATGCCCGGAGTCGAGAAAAGGTTAATTGTAACATTTTCAGGATTTGCAAAAGTATCGATTGCCATTTCCCATGCCTGAAAATCATTTGTTGGAACAACCAATGGTTGACCCGGATGACCTGATTTTCTTCCAGCTTGTACATATAAATCACCATATGAACGTTCAGTTCTATTAACATCCCAACCATCAAAACCTCCCGCAGGAACTAATGTGAATTTTCTTTTTTTCACATCATAATATGGATTTAATGGATTATCAGTATCACGATATGTTCTGAAATTTCCTGCACCAACTTCGAATTCACCAATACCATCAGCATATACGCCTGTTGCTCCAGAGTCCATATGGAATCCATTAGATTTACTAAAGTCATCAGCATCTTGACCATTATACCAGTTGTCAAAATTAAACATATTTTGATTAATTCCTTCATTAGTATAAGCAAGTTCAGAAATACCTAAATAAGTTTTAGATACTTTATCTGTGTCCTGATATTCTGTTTTGTAAAAAATCTTTGGTGCGATACCTGTTGTAGTATTATCACCAGTTGCAGAAGTTGCGTAATTATTAAACATATAACCTTCAAAACCTGCTGGAAATACATCAAGAGGTAATTCTTCAGCCATTTCAACCATAATATATTTACTTAAAAGTGAATATTCACCATCTGATGTACCAATACGTTGTCCAATATAACTTGAAGCACCTTTAAGCATAGTACATTTTGAATAAGTTTCTAAAACACTCGGATTTGCATCAGTATCATAGAAATTACGAACGGCAACATCAAATTCGCCTGTATAAGGGTCAATGTTTCCAATAGTAATTTTAATTTCTTGGTTTGCACTATTACCGTCAGAAATACTAATAAATTTAAATAATCTTTCAATAGTACTACCTTTTAATTGAGATACAACCCAAGGAGTTTCTGGTGTTTGGAAACCAACTTCATAATCAGTATATACTGATGTATCACCAGTAATCATTTGAGTGTTTATACCATATGCAATACCGTCTTCATCAAGTTTCTTGATAAGGTCAGGATAAATTGCTTGAACCCAAATCATTGTATTTTTATCTTTTGGTTCATAACCAATAACATTTGGTAAGAAATTACTATCATTTGGATTTAATGATGCTTTATATGTTGCAGTTGTAGCTGTGCTTGATGCAACTAAATTAAATTCAGCAAAAATATCACCAGTCGGATTTACATTACCAGTTGTAGTATTACCAGTTATTACAAGTCCAGTTGTTTGAAATTCAGTAACTGGAACTGAATCAACTGCTGTATTTGAAATACCTCTACTTCTAATTACAGCAAGAACCATATTCTCATATTCAGTATATGATGTCGCACTATATTGTGTCACTGTATCAGTAACAGTACCAACACCTGCATTATATGTGGTTACTACGAACTCGTGAATATATTCAGTGAAAACACTACCATTTTTAGTATAGCCAGTTGCAAGTGAACCAGTTGCACCAATAAATCCTAATCCAACACCAAGATATGAACTACCACTAAATGGAACGTTAGGAGTAACTACTGGACTACCAACTTGAACTGCTGTTGATTCGTCAACACCAGCACTAAGTGTTATATTCCAAGCAGTACCTGCTTGATAGCCACTAAGTCCAAGGACTCTAGTAACCCAAAGTTGTTGTGCTTCTGCTAAGAAAGCATTTGCAACATATGGTAATTGATATTGTAATGATTTTTCAGGATTTTGAAATCTTTTAGTGCTTTGCGCTCCAAATCTATTCATGAATTGTGTTTGGTCTTGTATGAAAACGGGTTCAAAAGCAGGACCCTTCAATGTTTCACCAGCCAAACCTAATGTTGTTATCCCTACATTACGTGTCACAAACGTTAAATCACGTTCTTTAAATTTTACACCCGGAGAGGTAAATACGAAATCTGCCATGTTATTTATTTATTTAAATTTTTATTATTTTTTTCTAATTATAAGCGATGCTCATTCTTTTCAATAAATACTAAAAAAATATCGAAAAGGTGTTTTATAATAATTATTATAGTATTGCTATTCTTACTTATAAAGACCAATTTTTAAATTTTTCATCTTTTTTCAATCCAATTTTCAAAAATTGTTAATTTTTTGATTTAAATTTGATTCAATTTAATTAAATTTAAATCAAAAAATATTTTAAAATAAATCAAAAAAAATGAGTTTTTCTCGTATAAGTATTTATAGTAAACAATTTAATTATGAATAAATCACAACGAATTTATTTGAGTTCTGGCAATACTGGAAATGATAACCAAGATAAATATATAAAGGTAAAACTTGAACAAAATGTCGATACTTTGGAATTCATGTCTTTGAGCATTGGCACTACTGATGCATATCAAAATTTTAATGCCGATTACGGAGTATTAGTTGGAAGAGTAATTGCGAATAATGGTATTGGCATTCCAAATGCAAAGATAAGTATCTTTATCCCATTAACTGATGAAGACGCAAATGATAGTAATATTTATAGCATCTATCCATACAAGACTCCCAGAGACGAAAATAATGAAGGTAAAAGATATAATTTATTACCACGAGTTTCA